AATTCTACAGTAGTATCTGAGAAGGCAACCAGATGGTGCTTATACCGCCAAATACCAACACCTTTATCAGGGTAAGCATAAGTATCAATAATCCGAGTACCCCAAGCAGTGATATTATAAGCATTATCAGATTGATATATTTTTCCACTACGCGCCATGACATAGAAGTACCCATTAAGTTGCTGCATAGGGCCAACGAGAAGGTCAGCAGGAGTATTAGCAGGGAAGTCGGCATCTGAAATGTTAGTAAGAGAAGCAGCCGTAAAGACGCCACCAGAAGACTGCGCATAGTACCCCTCCGACGTAGACTTGTCTGCCTTGATCCAAGTGATAGCTATGCCGGGAATATATGAGGTCGTAAGCATGACTTCGGTGAAGAAGATAGAATCTCCTACCGTGCAGCCTGTAATTGACCCAATCTTTGTAGTAGTTGCCGCTCCCGGCCGATACTGGATAATATGAATCTTGTTCGCTGTGGTCTCAAACCAAGCACCTATACACACGTCATTAAGCTGGCTGATCCCAATATTGGCAAGGGCTGTGCAATTATGACTAGCAGTATCAAAGCTACCTGAAACATCTAGTGAAGTCTTATTAACTCCATTCCGCTTCACAACGGAGAATTCGGATTCGCCAGTAACCGGATGTTTGTTCACCTGCGGAAAGCAGTTGAAGAAGTTCTGATCGAGCTGGTACGAACCGAAGCCGGGACTAGACGAACGTGTATCCTCGACACTAACGAGAGGGATACGGACATTCTGTTGATAGTCTTGGAGTTGTGGATCAGCCATTTAGTTGTTGGGGTTGAAAAAACAAACTACCCTCTTCAGTACCGAAGGAAAGAGCAATGTCTTTGTGATACATTGCCTTTTTAGTAATTCTGTCCATAATTACAGGACTCTGCCCATGCTCATAGGCAAGCTGGTCAGCAAGTCCCCACACAAGAGCATTAGTAAAGTAAGAAGGAAAGTCAATATCATCAGCACCAGCGTCAAGGTCCTGAAGTGCAGCTACCCCCACCAACCTAATAGTTTGAGTAGAAGCTGTAGTCGAATCAGGAGCAGGGTAGACATACACCGTCCCAAGCATTTCTCCGCCACTAAGGTTTCCCGGAGGATCATACCAAACTTGATTAGGGGTACTTTGGGTAGCTTTGTCTCCATACATCTCATACTGGTTTCTTGTAATAAGTAATAGTGGCGTATCAATACTAGTAGAGGTTGTACGAATATAAGCATTAATTACCTTGAGCGGAGGAGCTACTGCAACAGTTCCACCAATACCAATAGTGTAGGAGGCAGTCCCTGCTACAAGAGTAATTGAGTTAGTCTGAATTCTCCATAGCTGCATACCATCAGCCTGCCACTCTTTGATAAGGGCATTTAAGGCTTCTCTGGTCTCAGTGTAAGTTGTAGTATCAGGAGTTTCACCCTGACCTAGAGCCCCTACGATCCGTAGGGCGCGTCTGCATACCTCATCTGAGGTTGCTTTGTAGTTATAAGAACCGGAGGTTGCCATTAAGTAGCTGCTCCCATAATATTAGGGATAGGTCTTACCCCAGAAAGTGTAGCAATGTTCGTAGTAATAACTGAGTCAGCCGTGGTGGTTGGAAAGACCCCAGTTACAGGGGCCATGTCATTAAATTTCCAATAACTAACTAGCCCTGCCTCGCTGGTCGAAATTTCCTTGTTCCAGTTAGCATTGCAAAAGGCCCCAGTCTTAATCGTGCTAAAGAGACGAAAGTCATCAATCCAGCCATTAAGGTGCTCCGTAGCGACATCGTTTGCCCCAAAGTACAGGACAGTTCTCGCGGGTGCGCTAACAGTAGATGTTGGAGCTGCAAGATCACTGGTCGAAAACAGATTGCCACTAGAGTCTAAATAGTTCAGATACAGTTGAACCTGAGCGGCCGATACTTGAACAATAGAGATACGAAATCTAGTATTCAAAGGAAGTACAAAAGAGGGTGTATAGGCTAACCTATTTCCCCCTACGTTGTCCCAGTAGAGAAAGTCGATAGTTCTGGTAGAGGGATTCACTCTAATACTATAACCACCATTATACTTAACTAGCGAGATTTGAGTTTGGGCAGTGTTGTAGTTAGATCGAATCAAGCCCATGATTTCGATAGTAAATGGCATAGGGAGATACATGCCCGTGGGCGTGACAACTGCACCTTGACCCGGCCCAGTTGCGTTAAATCCATAGCCATTTGTATATAATTCTAGATCACTAGCTGGATAGGTAAAGGGTAATGCATGTGCATCAGGCTTAGTACGATAGAAGTCAAGGATGTGACGGGGTTCCCAGTCTGTCGGACAGACCATCACCCCATCCCATCTTTGCCTCATCTCATAGTTTTTGTAGTACCAACCACATACAGGACACTGTACGTTATATTGATACTGCCCTGTTACCCTCATCTTTGACATTATTTTTGGTTGCCCTGAATAGCCGTCAAAGTAACAGTACCGTTAGTGTAGGCCGTGACATTTAGCCGCAACGCAAAAACCGGTATGTTCAACACCCCTTGAGTATTTGTCGCCGCGACCGCCGCAAAGCCACTAACGTCAAACCAAGTGGGCGCGGCATTTTCGTAGACATTATCGTAGGTAGCTTGTACAGACGCTGTAGCCGTACCCGAAAAGATCAAAGCAAGACCCACATTAAAGGGTACTTGCTTATAGTCCATCGGGATAGCAGCAGAAGCGGCCTGAGAGCTAACAACCATGACTTGAGGACGCATTTAAATTCCTTTAGATAGTGGTGTCGTTAGAAACGTTACCAGTCGTATAGACGCAGGAGACTTTCCAGTTACCAACCGTGGAAGCACCACCCGATTCGGCGTAGATGAAGAAGATCGGAGTATCCACGGTCAGAACAACACCAAGGGCACCCGAGACCATCACCGGCATAACAGGGCCACGACCAGTAGCAACAGTCTTAACGTCAAAACCTGTTACATATTGGCTGGCGGCTGCTGTAGTGCCAATGCCAATAGTTGCCGTAGTGCCAGCGTCTGAAGCTACACCCTCGACAATGAAGTACAGAATACGAGAACCCTTAGGAAGGGTCATTACCTGAGTACCCGTAGTCATGGTACGCAGAAGGTTACGAGTCTTTACAACTGGGGCCTTAGGACCACGAATTACTGATTCTTTTGCTGACATTTTATTTCTCCATTTAGGAAGGTGGGGACACCTGTCGGTTGTTTAAGGGTAGGCGCATTCATCAGCCACCCTCCCCCACTTTTAAGACTTATTAAGCTCCGGCTGAGCCGTAGATACCACGCTTGTCCGACGCACCAAACGAATAACGGGCACGGAACTTAAACTTCGCATTATCCGTGTCAAAATCGTCATCCATCGTGAACTCGTCACCCACGCGCTCAAAGTACTTCAGCCCGTCACCAACGCTCGTGATAATAAACCACGCATCGGTATCCGTCAGGTAGTGGTTGACCTTATAACCACCCGGGAACCGGCTGCGAACCATGTTCACCGTGTTGTTATTCGTGCCAACTTCGTACTCCGTCTCCATGATCTTCCCGGTCTCATAATCAAGATCAACCGGAACAATCAGGCGCTTCGGCTTAACCGCAATACGCAGCCCACGGTCATTGGTATACTTACCGAGGTCAATCGTCGCTTGCTCAAGAGCCGCTTCCGAAATATCGGACGCGATAGCGATGATGTTCGAGAAAGTACCACCAAAGACGTTCGGGTGCGCTGCGTTAACCAGCGAGACACCATCCCCGTAGACAAACGAGGCATTGAACGCTCTGTTAAGGATATTAGCGCCAACAATTTCCTTGGTTTGCCGAGCAGAGAAAGCCAGAGCCTTCGCCTTTTTCGGGCCAATCACGTCGTACAGATCGTCTTCAACCATCACCTTCGTGATGTTAAAGCCAAGCGCGTACTCAACGTGAGTGTACTTATCCAAGAAACCTTGTTGTGCCGTATCATACGACACAGGCGACCCTTCACCACGAATCTGCGCAAGACCGAAGTACGAAGCAGACATATCTTCTTCCCAATTACGACGCGACTTATGGGTTTCAAAGATGTCCGTGTATTCGACAGAAAACTCGTTGTAAGCATCGCCAAACCACTTATTAACTCCCGGGTATAATGCTTTTCCGAAACTACCAGTATTAATAGCCATTGTCCATTTCTCCTATTAGACGCCGAGCGTATTGGTAGCGAAGATTTGCGTATTGAGCATGACTTCAAACTTGGCTTGGTCTGTACCAGCACCACCAGTATTAAAGGCATTATCAGGACGCTTAGCCAGCCCGAGAATCTTCCACGGAAGAGTGATAGTGACCGCCTTAGTATCCGAGTCAAGCACCATAGCCGATTGACCGGTAACTGCCGAACCAGCCGTCAGAACGTAGGCAATATTCAGACCAACGTCAACAGCCGCCAGAGGCGTAACCAATGCATCTTCCTGAACTTCATAAACAACTGTCGGATCAGTGCTGACCATCACCAGCGCGGCCGTCGAGGCCAAACGATGACGAGTAATCAGCGAGGACTGATTGACATAAAAACCAGTAACAACTCCCACAATGTCTTGACCCGTAGTACCCACAGTTGCGCGAGTAACGGCCGGAATACCTTCGCAATCTACGCCGTTGACGAAGACACCAACAGTACCGGCAGTGCCGGCATGCTTAACAACGTCACCAACGAAGACCGCAGTCGCATCCGACGACGGAATAAAGAAAATCTCATGCTGCCCATTGTAAGGAGAGCCGTCTTTGTGCCGAACAGGCGTAAACCCGCGTGGCGCATTAAAATTAGGCATTTAAAACATCTCCATTAAAAATAAAGACAAAGACGGACCATTAAACAAAGATTTAATAAGTCTTTGGAGGAGTGCGCAGATACGTTTGTCCACGCGCGGTCGTCAAGCGACCAAATTCATCCACAGAACCATAACCACCTTTTCGGGGGTCCGCTTGGTCTTTCAACTGCTTATACATGTCGGCTTCTAGAGCGTCAACTTGTTCACGTTGCTTTTTATCTTGGTCAGATTGCCACCATTCGCGGGGGATGCACATCAGAGCCTTGCGACCCCTACCACCACCCGCAGCAACAGTAATAATAGATTCAACTCCATTCGCCGATTTGATTGTCTCGTCGCCCACGACAGACCCACCCTTTTCGACAAAGCTGTAGCCTGCTTTCAACAGAACTGCAACCCAGTCAGGTTTGTCTTGCATGACCCAACGATACACAAACTTGTCGTGGTCTAGGCCATCGACACCCATAATATCCCTTTGCTCATGGACAGGAACTCTCTCCCGTTTTTGAGCGACTTGCTCTTCTTTATTCAATGCTTGGCGCATGTGTTTATCTCCTTATCCTTTTCCGTTGAGCTTGACATACTGTTTAAGATATTCCTCTTTGCTACCAAATGTCTTTTGTTTAACCAGTGTGTTCATGATACTACGATCAAGCTCAGTCATATTACGCTCTACTCCAGCATAGGAACTTGAGTCCCCCTTGGAGCCACCGCTTTGACTACCCCCACCATCGTTGGCGGGTAACTTACGCTCTTTGGTTTCCGTCGTCTTACCTTCAAGATTAGGAAACTCCTCCTTCATACTTTTCTCCACATGCCAATATAGATCAGCAGGAGAGGAAGTCGGGTTCTGCTTCAGGAACTCAATGCCAATCGCGTTGGCAGTATGGTACAGAACCGGCCTATGCTGGCCGT